CTCAGATCGCCAATCTAAACCGCGCTGGGCTTCTGTTATCATTCCTTCTGTTGGTTTATAGCTCATCTGCGTCACTTACTTCTGGTTGAACAGGTGCTTTTGCCCCAAAGGGTTCAAATGCAGTCGATAGGCCATATCTTTCAGCCATTTCTTTGTCAGAAGCTATCTGGCTAAATAATTCTTCTACATCCCTTCCATAATTTGCGGCTATATCATTCATGCTTACAATACCGTTAGATAATGCTGTAACGTGAGCGTTAATTTCTCTTTGTGGATCAACCCAAGCAAAGCCACGGCCACGGAAATGCAAGTTATCAGCAAATTTATCATACTTAGATATTGGTATTGGTATATCACCAAAAGACAAAGCACTTCCTAACCAGTTTCTAAATACTGGCTCACAAAAGTGTTCTATTATATATGATTGTAGTGTTTTGTAATGATCGCGTTCCTCAATTGTGCCTTGACGTATAGAACTATAAGAAACACCTTTAAGATCATTGGATAAGCTTGTATAAGATACGTTTAAACCAGACGCGATACCGCGTAATACGGCCTGTTCAAATTCAGCAAATGCAGAAGTTGGATGGGCTGGATCAATCATCTTGAAATCATGCCCCGATGGTAACTGATAAACAGAAGCTGGAGCCATATCAATTACAGGTACTTCATCATCTGTTTCATCATCACCAACAAATTCATCACCGTCTGGAGTGGTAATGATACCAAACTTAGCAGCCGCTGCCCTAGCAGCAACTAACTCAGCTTCTCTATATCCATGCAACATCTTTAATGATGCTATTGCTGGAGACATAAACGGCTCACCTCTAGTTTGGTGCATCCTATTCTGTATGAATAAATGTAATATTTCATTTGCTGGTACACGAATATGCTTACGTTCAGCGCCCACCGCAAAATTTAATGTATCATTTGGATGTGCCGTAAGAACATAATATGCTACTGGCTTATGATATTCATCTAGCTCCACACCCATTCTAATCTGGTTACCATTTGCTGCTTTACCATTTTTATCTTGGTCAATCAGTTCAGCTTCAATAAACTGCAATGCAAAACCGTCTTTAAATCGCTTATTTTGCACAAACTTAATAAATACTTCACCATCACGGGCTAATGTCTCACAAACATATCTTTGGCAATCTAACCAAGACATACGCCCACTTACTTCACAATTGCCTAATCTTCCCCAAGCCTTGAACGCATTTTCAAGGATTGTATTACCAGCAGCGTCTAATGATCTATCATCATTTGTCGCTCTAACCTGTAGTGTGAAACCCTTTTCCCCGACTACATTGGTTCTAATTAGGTTCAGAAATCTTTTTGCATACTCATTGTTTCTAGCTAAATCACGGCTTCTATTGCGTAAAACAGGCAAGCTTGCACGTAATTCACTATCTGCTGATGAACTAGAACCGATGAAGTCACTAAATAATCGACCTTGGTTAGCTCCAGCATAACTTCTGCGTCTTTTCCTACCACGCTTAACTAATTCTATATCGGCTTGTCTTTGTGGTAATAGAAAATCAAACAAGCCCATCTTAGAACCTCATTAATATAGTGGATGATGTTTTGCGGCCATGCTTTACATCAATCTTACGTTTTATAGCTTTTACTTCACGCCTGTAGTAATCACGCCAAGTTAATAATTCATCAGGTGACATTTTCGTAAGTGAACGTCCAGCAATGCTATAGCTGCTCAAATCACCGTCAGCACGGTTTTCTAATACAGCTTCAATCTTATTTAGCATTTTTTCAGCGTGCTCGCGTGGATCACTGGAAACGTCTAAATCAGGCTCAACATCTATTTCGCCCGTATCAACAATAATCCTAGCACTATCGCTATTACGCAAAACCTCTAGCTGGTAGTGATAATGACCCTCGTTATAATCATCAGACGTAGTTGAAAGTATTGTAAATAAGTAATCATCACCAGACGCCGTAGCCGTTACGCTAAACTCATTACTTGTGCCAGTTGCTGATCTAGCTAAGAATGTAACCGTATATGCTGTATTTGGGTAATCACTGCCTAATGTCGTGTTTTTCCATTGGACAAAATCACCAACGGTGAAGCTTCTAGGTATCTCAGTTGGTGCATTTGTCGCGTCAAATAAATTAGCCATCAATTAATATCCTGTAACAAAATTATTCGGACGCGGCTTGAATACACGCCTTGCATTTGTTCCTTGTTGCGATTTTACACTATTTTTACCTCGTTTGGCAATTGCATCCATGTTAATATTTAAAAGAGCAAATCCAGCCGTAGCGTAAACACGGCAATCTAACGCTTCATTTCTAGTTCTAATCTTGATCCATTCACGTCTTTGCCGACCCTTAAAGTATCGAATTACTTTTTTTTCAGCCGTCAACATCCTGAAGTATTCTTCATTTCTATCAGTCGGAAAGTGGCAATACCCATCCATATCGTCAGTAGCTTTCAAACGTGCATAGATTAATTCTTTTGCTGTATCTGTACCAACGGGAAATAAATTTATCTTACCAATATTGTTTTTTGACGGCCTACCAATAATTGGCTTACCTTCACCACCAACACCCTTGATAGCAAATATTCTTTTACCCGTTCTATTCTTAACATAATTATAAACAGCTTGCGTAAAGTGACCACCACTATCAATCATAGTTGCTCTTATTGGCATATCACCAAATTCAGCATGGTAATATTTCTGGCTTACGATTTCATCAAAGTCTTTCCATAGCTGTTTGCTAGATGGATCACCATAAATTTCATTATATTCAAGGGAATAACTGCTTTCATTTCTAGTCCATCCAACCACTTCATATGCTATTCTATCATCTTGAACATCAGCACCGCACGTAAGAACTAGCACATCATCAGGGACATTTTTGCCCCAATCTTCACGCCTTTGGAATAGATCAAACTCATCTACTCCTTCTCCTTCTTCTTCAAACGTCTCACCTAGAGTTGTGTTAATCCAAGTTCTTAGCCGCATTGGATCACTTTTAGACTGCAAAAAATCCCTGACTATATCTGCTAGTGGCGTCCAAGGTGAATATATGCCTGACAAATGAAAACCAGCAGTTTTGCCATCACCTTCAGCCAATTTTATCCACTTGCCAGCCCGTATAGCTCTCCATCTGGCCGCATCATTCCATAATGAACCACAATTAGCGCAAGAATATTCTGCTGTATTCGGATCATTATCAGTCCAAATAACTTGTGACCACTTTAAATCTTGTGAATGGCCACAATCCTTACATCCAACAAAAAACTTTCTTTTATCACTATTTTCATAAGCCGCTTCTATTCTGCTAGCGTTTTTCTCAGTAGGAGTAGAAACCATAATAATCTTTCTGTTCCAGAATGTTGCTGACCTTTTACGGGCTAAAGATACTGGATCACCTTCCGTACCAGCACTTATTGGGTATCTGTCAACCTCATCACATAATATTATTCGGCAAGGTCTAGACGCCAGTGAACTTGGACTATTAGCACCACAAGCTGTAACATGACCGCCAGAAAATACCTTATGCAAAGTTGTATTGCCGCTATCTCTTGATCTTGGGTCTTTTATCTTTTCTGACAATACTGGTGTATCTCTTATGGCTGGAGCAAGTCTATCTTTTGACCAAGTTTGTGCCATTTCCAAAGTGGGCTGAACCACCAACATTGGCGCTGGGTCTTGATGTATATGAAATCCGACAACATTATTGATTAGCTCAGTCTTACCAATTTGTGCAGCCGTCATTAATACGATATTTTCTATATCTGGATCACTTACAGCATCCATCATGCCACGCTGATATTCGGCTCTACTGGTTGACCAGCGGCCAGCTTCAGCAGAACTTTCACTGGATAATTGTCTATAGTTGTCAGCCCATTGTGAAACCGTTAAATCTGGCGGTGGCGCTAAAGCCGTGGCCATTACTTCTTCAAGTCTACGCCTTAATTTTTCACTCTGCTGCTTGTTTACCGTATCCGACCAAATCACTTAATGCGTCTTTCATGTTCATTTCTATTAATAACTTAGCTTCCTTAACATTAGAACTAGCATGGACTTCAGCAGCTATTTTTGACGGCAAGGCTAATAACTTTGTCTTGGCTTTCAATAATTGCTTCTCAAAGTCTTTTGCCACCAAATCAATGTAGACTAGATCACCACGTTCAATGGCGTTTTCCATTTCTTTGGCGTCAGCCTGTTCTTTAGCAAGCCTAGCACGTTCAGCACCTAAGTCTAAATCGCCAGCCGCTGCCCGACCAGATGCAATAGCCCTAAAATGCTTAATATATTCGGCTCTGACTTCATCTATATTGTATTTTCCGCGTGGTTTTTTTGTTATAACACCATCGTCAATTAGCTTTGATAAAGCCTGTTGTGATGTGTTCAAATGTTGCGCTACGTCTGCTAGTTTGGACATAATATTACACAACCCCCTAATATAGTTTCTATCGCTAGAAATAATTTGCATTTCT